GTTCGGTGCTCGGTGATTTTGCCGATCTTCGTGGCCTCGGTGACCAGCTTCGGCTTGGGCCCGGTCTTCTTCGCGGTCGGACCATTATGCCCACCGGGCGGGCGGCCAACGGCTCGTTTCGGGGCCGTGATAAGTTCCATTGCAGACATAAAACCTCCTGATTCGGTTGTTGATATGCTCCAACTACCGCTCCACCACTGGGTATGTCAAGCAAAAATAACGGTGATGGAAAGGTTAAAGTTTCCATCACCGTCTAACAGGTTCAAAATGCAGGAGGTTGTTAACCTTTAAGCGCTGTTTTCCAACGCATTCCAGTCACGCGAAACCTCGGACCAGCCGCCGATTCGCTTGCCACTCGGCTCTTCCAGCGTGTGCTTTTCATCCGCCAGATAGAGTTGCGGAACGGTGCGGACACCGGTCCGTTCGTAGAAAAGTTGTCGCTCCGAATCATCGGAAAGATCAACTTCCTCATAAGTCAAGCCGCGTTTCCGAAGCTCATTTTTGAGGAGCGAGCAAAAGGGACATCCCTCCTTCGAGTAGACAACGATCCGGCTCATGCCAAAGTTCCCTTCGATCCAAAATTAAGCGAATTTTTGATCCGCTCGATGAAGCCCCACGGCTTGTCGTTCCAGCCGGTAACGCCGCCCTTCGAGTATTCGGTCGCCCGGCCCTCGAAGAAGTTGGTGTGTGTGTGAGCGGTCATCATCTCGTCCAGCCAGTCCAGCGGGTTTTCTTTCTGCCGGTAGATCGGCTTGAGCCCCAACTGGATCATGCGGCGATCGGTGGTGTAGCGGATGTAGGTCTTGGTATCCTCGGCGGTGATCCCTTCGATCGGACCTTCCGAGAACATCAGGTCGATGAAGCGGTCTTCGAGGACAACCATTTCCTTGGCGGTTTGCCGGATCGCTGCTTTGAGTTCATCCGTCCAGACCTTCGGATGTTCTTTGATCAGCGTGTGGAAGAGTTTGATCATGCTATCGACATGATGCGACTCATCGCGCAGCGACCACTCGACGATCGTGGACATGCCCTTCATCAGGCCGCGACGCTTGAACGAGAGCAGCACCGCGAAGCTGGAGAAGAGTTGCATCCCCTCACCGAAGGCCGAGAAGACAGCGAGGTCCAGCGCGATGCGTTCGACCTTCGATCGCTTCGAGCCGTCCTTGTTCTCGGCGCGGTCGGCGAACATATATTCGTGCTTCTCCCGCATCTCGGCGAACTCGGCGAACATCTCATATTCCGCCTCGGGGAGACCGACCGTATCGATCAACTGCGAATAGGCGTCGATGTGATTGGCCTCGGCCGTGTTGAACGACGAGAGCATCATGCGAATCTCGGTCGGCTTGAACATCGGCTGATAGTTGTCGGTGTAGCCGTGGCTGATGTCCTCATCGCCCTTCGTGAAGAAGCGGAAGAGATGGGTCAGCAGGAAGCGTTCACGGTCGGTCAGCTTGACGCCCCAGTCGTGAACATCTTCCTGCAACGGAACCTCTTCGGGAAGCCAGTGAAGCTTCTGCATGATCTTGTAGGCCTCGTAGGCCCACGGATATTCAAACGGCTTGTAGGCCTTGCTCTTCTTAAACAGGGGCATTGGGAAACCTTATGCGAGACGGGGATAGCGGGCGACGATGCGTTCCGGCCAGACAGCGGTGCGTCCGCCGACGTGGAAGCTGCCGTCTTCATTGACCTTGGAGACGCGGTAGCGGCCGGCCGGGACGATCGAGTCCTCGGCATATTCCAGATCGACGAAGTAGCCTACGATCGGCTTGAGGTCGGCGTTCCACTGCGGCGGCTGGGTGATATACATCTCGAACTCACCGGTGGACTTCACCTCGCCGGTGTAGATGCAGCGGCCGACAAGCGAGCCGTCATCCTTGACCGACGAGACACGAATCCATTCGATGCGATGACCGTAAGGACTCTCGTCCTCGTTATACTGGCTCGGATCGAGAGCGTAGGGGACGATGAAGCCGACGACGCGGCCTTCCAGTTTATCCTTCACAAGCAAGGCACTCCTGTGGTTCGGGAGCGACGAGTTCCATCTGCTCCACTTTGGTGTTCATGTTCTCGGCCTTCTGCAAGGTCTTCGAGCGGACGTAATACATCGACTTCGATCCGCCCGCCCAAGCGAGGAAGTGGAGTTCGAGGAAATATTCGGCGTCCACATTCGACGGCACCGAGATGTTCAGGCTGATCCCCTGATCGACGTGCGGCGTGCGATCGTTGTTCAGTTGGATCGTGGCACGCTGATCGGTCTCGAAGGCGGTCAGGAAGACCTTCTTCTCGTCGTCGGACAGGAAGCTGAGATGCTGGACCGAACCGTCGTTGGCGAGGATGTCCTTCCACACCTTGTCGGTGTTCTTGCCCTTGGCTTCGAGCAGGCGTTCGAGCGCTGGATTGCGGACCTTATGCGAGCCCGAGAGCGTTTTGTGGATGAAGATGTTTTCGGGGAACTGCTCGATCGACGGCGAGATCGGGCCGCATGGAACGAAGATCGACGAGGAGGCGTTCGGAGCGACAGCCATGCGGTGGGCGAACCGGTGACCAGTGCCTTCCATGTCCGGCGCTTCGCCGCGCTCTGCGCCAAGCTTGAGCGACGCGGCGGTGGTCTTCTTCGCAAGGCTCTCGAAGATCATCACGTTGTAGGCGCGAGCGAGATCACTGTCCCACGCGATCATGCGATCTTGGAAGAAGGTCTGGAGGCCCATCGCCCCGAGACCGACCGAGCGTTCGGCCTTCGCCGAATTGACAGCGCGCCACAGTTCGGGCGGCGCACGGCGGATGAAGTCTTCGAGGCAGTTGTCGAGCATCCGCATCAGGTCTTCGATGAAGAGCGGATCATCCTTCCACTCATCATGTGCCGCGACGTTCACCGACGACAGGCAGCAGACCGCCGTGCGATCGGGCGCGGTCGGCAGCATGATCTCCGTGCAGAGATTCGAGTGGTTGATCTTGAGGCCTTTGCGCTTCAACGGCTCGGGCAGCGCTCGGTTCGCCGTATCGGAGAACAGGATGAAAGGCTCACCGGTCTGGTGGCGCGTCTCGACGATCTTCCGCATCAGCGCACGCGCCGAGACGGTCTTCTTCACTTCGCCGGTCTTCGGGCTGACCAGATTCCAGTCGGCGTCATTCAGACACGCCATCATGAACTCGTCGGTCAGGTTGACCGCGTGATGGAGATTCAGCGCCTTGCGGTTGGCGTCGCCGCCCGAGGGCTTGCGGATTTGAAGGAACTCGTCGATCTCGGGATGCGAGATGTCGAGATAGGCGGCGTAGCTGCCGCGCCGCGTCTTGCCCTGCGAGAAGGCCAGCATGTAGCGGTCGAGAACGCAGACGAACGGAATACCGCCCGACGATGCCGAGCCCTTGGAGGTGCCCTCTGGTCCACGCACGCCGATGTAGCCGCCGACGCCACCACCGAGACTGGAGAGCCACGAGGTCTCCTTGTAATGCTCGTTGATGCCTTCGCGGCTGTCGTCCATGTAATTGAGGAAGCACGAGATCGGCAGACCTCGGGTGGTGCCGCCGTTCGACAGCAGCGGCGTCGCGAACATGAACCAGCCCTTCGAGGCATAATCATAGAGACGCTGAGCGTGCGCCGCATCATCCGCAAAGGCGGCGGCGGCGCGGGCAAAGGCATGTTGCGGACTGGTCTCTCCCTCGATCATGTAACGGTCTTGGAGGGTTTCGATTGCGTGGACGGACAGCAAAGCGTCGCGCCCGAGATCGATCACGATCTCGTTCGGAGAGACTGGCATAGGGATGTGGATTCCGTAACTGGAGGAGAGAAAAACGGCCGTCCAGTATATACAAGTGGCAGGTCTAAAGCAATGGAATAATTTGCTGGAACGTCAAATATTCCGCTTGACATAGAAACGTCAAACGACGGTCGAGATGGCCTCCGCAACGGAGAAACGCGGCAGGGCGAGACCGGTGCCGTAGACCCATTCACCATGTTCCGGGGTCGAGCGGATTCCGTAGGAACCGATCTCGATTCCGCCGAGCATCAGGTCCGCACCTTCTTCCGTCTTCACGCTCACGATCCGGGCGCTGTCGCCGAGCAGGATCGACATCACTTCCTCGGCGTCCGACATGACCCGCGTCCATTCGGCCTCTCGCGAATTGACGAAAAGCTCCAGCTTCATAAAGCCGGTCTGGTAGAACAGATTGGTCACCGGCTCGTGGCGGAAACAGGGCGTGATGCCGCAGTAAGCGCCGGCCGGGAGATTCATCGAGAGGAAGCCTTGCTCGGCCGAACCAACGAGGCCGCCCACCGAGCGGTAATGCGTCTGCGCCATGTCATCATCGTCGTCCAGATGCAGGACGGCTTCGATGAACGGAATCGGCATCGGAAGCGTGGCGCGGATGTCCTTCTTGGGAACGAGCCACGGCACCTCGACATATTTGTAGCCGCGAGCCTCATAATCGCCCAGCGCTTCGCCGAGGATACGATAGTCAATCTTGGGCGTCATCATCATCTTCTCCCTCCACCCAGTAACGGGCGTCCTCGCAGGTGATGCAATCACCGCTGTCGGTGTCCATGTGGTCTTCGGGCCAGATGTTCCCGCACAGCGGGCACTCAGCCATGCCGGAGCCTAGTAGGTCTTCCAGATCATCCCACCCGCTGCTACCATCGAGCCAGCCATCGTCGAAATCACGCATCGCGAAGAGCCTTCGCGAGCGTATCGACGAACTTCTGATTCCGATAGTGGACCGCTTCCGTGATGAAATTGTCCCACGCTTCGGCGGACATTTCGAGCGACACGACTTCCGCGCTCGCGGCGTCACTCCGGGCCCGGATCGAAAGGCGGACGTTCCCGCTCTCCAGTTCGTAGGCGTTGATGAAGCCAACGAGGATGCCCGGCGCTTGCGGCGTCGGATCGGTGTGAGCGGCGATGCACTGGTTCATTCCTTGGACTCCCGATGGCCGGATTCAAAGACACGCTTGGTGACCTCGGCCATCTTGTCGAGATCGGCGAGCGTGATGGAAGGATGGTGTTTGGCGAGCCAGCCCTTGATTGCTCCGACCAGATCGGACAGTTCGATCAGCGCCATGAGCGCCACGCCCTGATCCAGAGCGTCAGCGAACTCGTCCACCTCCTCGAAAATTTTCGAGTCCTCGCCGAAGACGCCGCGATTGATCTTCGCGAGATGATAACCAACGGCCTCAGTCAAGGACGGCACTCCAAAAAGCGTAACCCACCAGCCCACATCCGGCGAGGCTGATCATGACAGCAGCGGCACACCCCCAGAATACAGGACGACTGTAGCGAAGGAGCAGGTCGATCTTGTGAACCGGGGAGGTCACGAACGACCACCCCGGTTCTTGAATGCGCGCCGCTCGTGGGCGATCGCATGACGACGCTGTTTGCGGTTCATGCCGCGATAGCGTGGATCGGCCAACTCGTTCGCGGTGAGGGGACCGCCGCTCGTGTCGTCCGGATCGTCGATGATGACTTGGGTGGTGGATTTGCTCTGCATATTAAACTCGCGACTGCATAGCCAAAATGTCGGTCGATGTCAAATAAAAAGACATCAGGCGATGATGCGGAAAACCTCGCAGGCTCGGTAGCCGCTCTCCATGGCAGCGGCGAGTTCATCGACCTCGCACGCAATGTCCAGATTGAAGATGACACCATCGGAGGCTTGCACGCACACTCGGGTGCGTGCAGCGCCTTGCTCGCGGGGCATCTGGGTCATGGAAATAACCCGGTCAGCCGGTGCGTAGACGACACCATCCAGCGTATCGAAACGGAGAAGGTGCATCAGAAGGGCGACCACCCGAAGACGAACTTGCACAGGGCGAGAATGATCAGACCCCAGAAGCCGAGGATGCCGAGGATGTAGAGACAGCCCAGCCCGAAGACGCCACCGACGAAGGCACCAGTGCCCACGGTTTCGAGACGGCGGCTCATGCGGCTTCTCCCTGCTTGTCGGCCCGGTCCTGTGCGGCCTGATCGCTGTAGCCATCCTTGTAGCGAGCGTTGGGCCCTTCGGCGAGCTTGTAGATGTTGCCGGCGATCGTCTGGTCGTAGGTGATGTTCGCCGCCATGCGGAGCGATTCCATTCCGGCTTCGATCTCGGACAGCGCCTTCACGAAAGCGCTCTTCTCGATCGCCTTCTGGTAGACGACGGCCTTCTTGACCAGATCGAGGAACTTGCCTCCGGCAATGGCGAGGACGACGGCCGAGACCATGACCGACGCGCCGGTTTTGACGAAGCCGGGCGAAGTGTCGGCGCGGCTGAGGCCGATGTTCTGGCGGGCCTGTTCGATATAGAACTCCATGTCACCGAGTTCTTCGATCATGTTTTCGCGGTCGAGCGGATTGCTCTTCGACGCGGCAGCAGCCGCTTCCAGAATCTCGCTCGTCTCACCCGCCACCCCGGTGGCTGCGTGCCACAGGTCGGCCGTCACGGCGGTCAGTTCCTTGGCGATCGTTTCGCCGGGCTTGGCCAGCGCCTTGACCATAACGGGGTGGGTTACTTTTGACATATATTCTCCTTAGGCGGCCCGAGCGTCGTCGGGCGCAAATGCAAGGTTGGCGATGTGGCGGCCTGATCGCTCGGCGACGAACTCGTCAGCGAACTTCCAACAGGCCAGTTGGAACTCTGCGGAGGAGATAAGATTCCGCATATAAGTGCCGACGATCTGGGCGATCGACGGAAGATGCTCACCCTTGGGATCACCCCCGTGGTAGTTGATGTTGGCATCGAAGCGGCCGGTGTTCACATCGACATCTTCCAAAGTCAGGATCACGGTCGCCGGATCGAACGGTGCCGGAAAGCACCCCTTCTCATTCATGGCTGCGATCAGTTCCCGGCCATAGTCAGCAACACCGGTCGTAAACTCCGGAGTGTTCACCAACGAATGCAGGTAATAGCCAACAAAATAGGCGGCAGTTGCGTGGCCTTGTCCGAGTTCTTCGCCCGTGGCGTTGAAATCCACCTTGAAGGTGTCCTCAGCAATGCTGAGGTCGGAAACGGTGATCATTACAGTGGCCATGATTGCTCCTTACGCACGGCGCGTTTATCCCTCTCCGGAGGGACACCTGTCCCTACAGAGCTTTCAATGTTTCCAGAAAACGGACTCGGAACTCTTGGATGACCCGCTCTTCCTCGCCGAGGGCTGCGCGCTTGTTCGTCACCCGCTGGGTGACCGGCAGCTTGGCGATGAGGTCGTCAATCAAGGCTTCCGACTCATGTTCTCCCTCGGTTGGCTTGATCCAGTCGGCGACGATGCCAATGACGACACCACCCGCTTCTTCGATCGCAGCCATTTCGTTCGGGAAACGAACATCGGTGATCACGGTTTGGCCGTGTCCCTCCGCGCGCCGGATCGCCGATGTGACCCAGAAGTCACTGTCGATCAGGTCCCGTCCCCATTCAGTGCCCAAGGTTTGCATCGCATACCGAGGGGTGCGACCGGCGAGATATTCGGTGGGGACTTCTTTCAGGTCCCCCTCGACCATCTGCTCGATCACGCCCGGTTCCAAACCTTGGTATACAAGGAGGTTCCGGATCATGTCTTTCAAGGCTCCGGCGAACTTGACGTTGCCATAACCTTGTGCCGTCAGCGTCACCGCTGCCGTGTCCTTACCAGAACCCTTACGACCGATGAGGCCGACCAGATGAGGAAGTGCGGTCACTATGTTTCTCCAAATCCTACATGTCTACTGCCTCCGACGAGTTGAGGCATATTTGCGGTGAGTTGATGCAACTTTCGATTATGTTAAGCGATCGTGTCGGTAGACGACAAAGCGCTTGACACAACGGTTTGCGACGATTCGTGCTTCCTATCCGACGATCACCAGCCGCTCGGCGGCGCGGGTGATGGCCGTGTAGAGCCATTTGTCAGCGTCTTCGCGGAAGGCGCTCGACTCGTCGTGGACGATGACTTCATCCCACTGGGAGCCCTGTGATTTGTGACAGGTGATGGCCCAACCGAAGTCCATTTGGGCATCGTTGATACGCGAGCGGAACGCCGCCTGCTTGCTCGCAGTCGAGTAGTTCTTTTCGCGTTTCAGATGTTCCTCGAACATCCCTTGATAGGCGTAGCAGGTGAATCGCTTGCCTTCTTCGTCCGCGATCTTCGCGAGGAAACGGGCCATGCCTTCTTCATAGCTGCCACCAAGGTCTTCGGTTGCGAAGACCGGCGTGCCGTTCACCAGTTCGGGATGCTCTTTGTGGTTCTTGCACATGATCAACGGCTCGCCCTTATGGGGCAGCGGATCGAGCAAGCCACCCTCGCGGCGCATCTTGCTGGTGAGCTTCCAGCGCGTTTTGTTCCGGCCGACGATCACCTGACAATCGCGTTCGAGGTCAAGCGTGAACTCATCCTTCTTCGGCGGCACGATCAGCACGCCGTTGCCATAGTCACCGAAGTCGGCGCGGTCGCCCTTACGGACGAGCGTGGCGAGATAGATGATGGGGTTGTCGGCCGCCTGACGATGCACTTCGGTGAGGAAGGCATCGGGCAGTTCGTCCGGCTTGAAGAAGCCCGGCTTATCACCCACGGGCGGAAGCTGGCCGGGATCACCCATGACCAGAATCGGAATCTCGAACTCTTCGAGATCGTTGGCGATTTCGAGACCAACCATCGAGCCTTCGTCGAGGATGATAAGCTGGATGTTCTCCTTGACCAACACCGAGTCCGAGTTCAGGGTGAACCGCAGATCGTTGAGGTCGTAGGCGCGATCGAGGTCGCGCTGGAGAATGTGGGCCTTCTTCTCGGCCTCTTGCAGGTCGGCTTTTAGGTCCCCAGTCGGTGGAGCCACGTCGCCATTCTTGAGCATGACGATGAAGACTTCCAGATCGCGAAGCTCGCGTTCCAGCACCTCGGCCTTTTGCGGCTTCGGCGTGTAGATCAGCTTGTGGATGGTCGTGGGGTAGACCTTGATGCCCTGAGCGCGGAGTTTGTTACCCATGACCTTGGCGGCCTTGCCGGTGGGAGCGGCGAAGGCGATCTGACTCGGCTCAAGACCGGTGGCGTCGAGAATGTCGGGAAGGATGGTGGACTTACCGGTCCCGGCGTATCCGCCGAGGGTGAACACCTGTTTCATAGCAGAGTCGTTCATGAACCACTGCTTGATCTTCCGAACGGCGTCGCCCTGTTGTGGGGAAAGGGAAAACATGGAACCTCGCCGTGAAATGGGGACCTCTCCCCGTAGCGCGTTGCATCGGCCTGTATCGCTGCCGTAGAGGCTGGCGCAGGAAGGATGGCCGGGTGCGTGTGACGGACGCTTGGCGCTACGAGGAGGATCGGTTCGTCACTGTCCGGTGATGTCGGACGAGATGACGGGGAGCCCTGTGGAGGGCGAGGTCGGCGTGAGGCCGCCGACGAAACCGGGCGAACGATACTCGAAGAGAGCGAGCATCGAAGACAGGAGTTCGCGGAACTCCGTTTCCCCCATCTGGAGGGTGCCGCGCCCGGCGATACCGATGGTCCACGTCTGCTGCGGCATCTTCTCGCCGTGCAGGACGTTCACGAGGGCGTGCGTGCCACTCCATGAACCATCGATCAAAACTCCCTCGCCCTTCGGGTGCGTCCCGGTGAGGCTCGCGTCAGGGAGACGCTTGAGGAAGTCGAAGGGGTTTTTCTTTTCCATCAGGAATCCTTATCGGGTTGGCCGACCGGGCAAAGGAAACCCGGTCGGCACTCCCCATCGACAATTAATTGTCGAAATTGCGGAGACGGCGGTTGGTGCCACGACCGGCCGACCGGCCACGCGGCGCGGGTGCCGCTTCGTCGTCACCTTCGTCATCACCGTCATCGGCGGCTGCGGCGCGGCGACCACGGGCCGGACGTGCCGGCTCACCTTCATCGTCGCCGTCGTCAGCCGGAGCAGCAGCGCGGCGACCACGGGCCGGACGCTCTTCCTGCTCTTCCTCGGCGGGAGCAGCACGGCGACCACGGGGAGCCGGATCATCCTGCTCATCGCCATCGCCGTCGTCAGCCGGAGCAGCAGCGCGGCGACCACGGGCCGGACGCTCTTCCTGCTCTTCTTCGACCGGAGCAGCGGCACGGCGGCCACGACGCGGTTCGGGTTCCGGCTCGGGCTCCGGATCAGCACGACGACCGCCACGGGCCGGGGCCTCGTCCTCGCCACCGTCATCATCGTCACCGAGGTCACCGGCCAGACCGGCCAGTTCGGCTTCGGTCATCCAGCCGACGATCTTGAGCGTCGGCGAGAACTTCTTCTTGCCGTGCTTCTTGTTCTTCGGCGCATAGCTTTCCGCGCCGAGTTCGATGATCGGGAACTCGCCCGGATGCTGCGAGAACACCTTGCCATAGGCACCGGCGAGCTTGCGAATCTGGCGGACCTGACCACCGGTGGAGGTCTTCCACAGCAGCGCGGTGCCGACCGCTTCGTCCTGATCGTCGTCGCCGTAGCTTTCGAGGACCAGCGACAGCTTGGCGGATTCGCGCCAGCCATCATCGTCATCATACGGACCGTAGTCGGTCAGTTGATGCTCGGCGGGCGGTTTGCCGTCGTGGATACCCGTATAGGTCTCCTCTTCGACGTTACCTTCGACCCAGCAGGTCCAGCCATAGGCCATGCTGTCCATGTCGCCGACGACGCGCGAGCCTTCCGGCAGGTCTTCGTCGTCCTGACCGAACGACCAACGACCATCGTTGCCGTTGAACTTGAGGTAAGTGCCGGTTTCGACACTCTGAGCCGCTTCGGCCCAAGGGTTTCCGGTGACCGCCACATCGCGACGGCCTTGGGTAACGAGATCGTTAGCCATGGTTGCTCCAGATTGTTGAGAGGCGGAGATACGAACCCTCCCCGTGAGGGTGCCGAAGATTATTCGCCGGTCGGCAGCGATTTCTTGAGGCCAGCCAAAATCTTGGCGGCCTTGACCTTCTCGTCGATGGTGTCGGTGACGCTCTTCACGGCGTCCTCGGCTTCATCGAGAATGCGCTGGGCCTCGGCCTGCGCGTCGTTGCGGAGATCGACGATCTCCTGCTCGAACCCGGCGACCTCGGCGTCGTGCTTCGCGAGGAACTTGTCCAGTTCGGCATCGAGGCTGATGACAAAGGCGACGATCGAGTCGGAACTCCGGGCCACCCAGCGGAAGAAAAGGGATTTCAGCATGTCGGGATTGCTTTCTTTCAGGGGAACGGACCGCTTGGCCCGGTGACATTCTCGCTACACAAATGATGGTTAAATGTCAAGCGAAAATGTCGGTCAGGTCAAATTAAAATGTCGTTGTCAGGCCCTTTGGTTCAGTCGCCGGCTCCTGCTTGGTAAGCAGGCCTTGCCGTTCGGCTGCGACACCGATCATGAAGCCGGTCTCGAACATGGAACAATCCTGCACCAGCCTCATCTTCTGCTCATCGCTCAGTTGGAAAGTGACCGAGTAGATCACAAGTGCATTGCTGATCGGCGGCTTGCCTTCCAGCGCTGCTTCCACCTTTTCCGAAACCATACGGAGACAGACGAGCGGAGCATCCTTGACGGGATCACCGGTGATGGTGATCTTTGGCTCCTCCTGCGGCGGTGTCGGTCCCGGCGCAGCGGTTGCGAGGAGAGCGGCGAAGAGAAGCTGGAGCATGATCGTTCCTTAGACGACGAAGGCCGGCTGACCAGCCAGCGGCTTCCACGAGATACCGACGTAGCCGCGCTCGGGGCGATGCGTCACGCCGTCGAGATCGACGACACGGTGCGAACCGCACGGGAGGATATAGAGCTTGTCGGGATTCTCGACCCGGAACCGCTTGCCATCGGCGAACGTGTAGACCCGATAGGCCTCACTGCTGATGTCGATCGGTTCGACCTTTGCTTCATTCGTCGTCATCATCTTCAACTCCAAGCAGTTTGACGGTCAGGCGCTCGTAACCGTTGCCTTCTTTCTGATATTCTTCGATGTCGCGGCCGAAGTCCTTGAGGTCGGCGGCGAGCGCCAGCGTATCGAGAGATTTCTTACCCGAACACCACGAGTAGGAGACGCGGAAGCGTTCGTCGTCGGCCCCCTTGGTGTCGGCATCGCGGAGCAATTCCTTGATTTCCGCCGAGGCAATTTCCTTGTCCTTTTTCGCGTCCTTCTCGGCCGCTGCTGCGGCCTTCTGACGCACGGCGAGGACATGCAGGCGGTCGAGCGTTTCCTGATCACTGACCTTGCGCTTCTTCTCCGGCATGGCTTCGCCGGTGGCGATGGCGCATTCTTCGGTGAACTCGCAGTAGGTGCAACCGCCGCTGATCTTGCCTTCGGCCATCAGTTCGTGTGGCTCTTCGGCTGAGAAGACCTGCTTGGCTCGCGCCTTCGCGGCCTCGTAAATCTTCGGGTCACGCTTGACGACGAAGGGACGGATGTCCGAAAGCCATGAAGCGTTGAAATAGATGATCACCGCATACTCGGGACGGTGGTTCGTCAGTTCGTGGATGAGGCCCATCTGGACCTGAACCTGACCGGCGTGGATTGCCTTTTCTTCATTGACCGTGGCACGCGGATCGAACGACTTGTATTCGATCACGACGGAATCAGATTCGATGTCGTCGATGCCAAGCTGCTTGAGCGCGTCACGCTCCAGTTCGATCGCGAGACCATCGGGCGTGGCGGACAGACGGCCCTTGCGGAGCGTTTCCTGCTCGTCGCCGGCATAGATCAGCGACGCGCCTTCGGGCATCACAGCCACCGTGGCCGGGACGGCGAAATGGTTTTCGATGATGTCGCCGCGCTTGGCTGCACCCCAGTCCTGCACATGCTCGTCGTCGGGTTCGTATTGATGCTTCTTGAAGAAGGCCTTACGGATACAGTCGAACGCTTCCGACGCGCCTAGCGACGCGTTGCGGTCATACTTCCACTCCTTCTCTGCCGAAGCCGAAAAGGCCTCGAACATGCCCTTGAAATCGATCTCAGCCACGGGGACGCTCCAGACGAGTGGTCAGGTTGTTCTTGATGCTGGTCTTGTTGAACTTCGCGGCGACGCAGTTCGAGACATCGATCTGCATCATGAAGCCGACGCGATAGGTGTTCAGCACGACCTCTTGTAGGTTGCGGCCGAGGTCTTCGATCGAACCGCGTGCGCCGACCATGCCGAAGCGCTCGCGCTCCCGCTTCTTGATCGTGTTCGAGACCATGCCCACTTCCTTGAAGAGAGCGAGGAGCATGTCCTTGATCGCCTCGGGCGGCGCGGGCGGCGGAAGGTTCGCGTCGAACAGCGTCAGCAGCGGCAGGTCGAGACGCATCGCGATGAGATCGCAGCAGATGATGACATCGGCAAGTTCATCGTGAAGGTTGTCGAAGTCGGTGCTGTCGCAGTCGAGAATGTCGGTGACCGCCTCGATCAGTTCGCCGGCCTCGCCACACAGTTCGTTTCCGGCGTAGGACAGATCGATGTTGCCACCCGTGTCCCATTCGCGCTGGCGAACGATGTTGGCTTCTCGCAGGGTGTGATAAACGCCCATCAGTCGTTGTCCTCTTCCTCGAAATCGAGCGGCGGGCGACCATCTTCATCGTCGCGGCCGAACATCCCTTCCCGGTGGAGCGACACGAATTTGCGAAGGTCGTCCATGAACTCGGGCAGGGTGATGAAATTGTAGATGTTGTCGGTTCCGCCGATCTCGATCAGATGCTCAGCGGAATCGCGGGACATGATCTCGGACATGCCATCATCCCACAGACCGATAACAGGCTCGCTTTCGGTCCCAACCTCGATCGTCAGATCGATGAACAGGATGATGTCGCCATCCACTTCATCCATCTCGTCGAGGTCTTCCATTTCGGCGAGTTCGTTCAGAAGCTCGATGACAGTGATCGAGCCGACGAATGCCGGGCTCTCGGAGATGTAGCCCACGTCGCCATTGTAGGCGATTTCCCATTGCCCGTTGTCGAAGAAGATGAGGGCCGGGGTCCCCGGATGATCGACGGCAGGAACGGTGGTATTGCAGGTGAGGAGAACGGCAGTCATTGTTGTTCCATCAAAGAGAGGTCGTGAAAGTAACTGGCCTTGGCGATCAATTCAGTCGCAAATGGACCGCGCATGTCGCCGTGAAGCGGACTTCGGTAATACCAAGTTCCGCGACGCTTCCCGTTGTGTTGATCGGTGACCTCGAAGACCTTCTTCAACGGAAAGTGATTGGGAAAGTCACCATGGATGACGACGCCCATCAGTAGACCAGACAGGCGTCCATAACCCAGCGCAGGTTGCGGTAGCCGGACGCGGCATACTGCGTCATCGCCCGGTCCGCTTCACCATGCGACGCATTCGCGAGGAACACGGCGAGCGGATAGGGCTCGACATCATCTTCGCCGGGCAGGGTGCCGACGAGAAGGCGAACCTTGTGCTGGGAGGAACACTCGAACTGACGGCCTTCAAACATGGGTTATCCTTTCTTGTCTTCGATCAGAAGCCACGCCCGACGCACGTCGATGCTGTCGAAACGGCGACGGGCTTCGGCCTTCTGAGCCTCGGAGGCGTGATAGGAGAGGCCGAGCGAGACTTGTTCGATCGCTTCACGCCCGAGTTGATTGGCGCTATCCTGCGAGGCGCTGACGGCGATCGGGACGGTCTCGCCGTTGGGGTTGTCGAGAACGACCACCCAGACAAGCTGCGGCACGCTCACAGACCATATTCCTTCGGGAGCTTGCCGGTCTTCTTGAGTTCGTAGAACTGTTCGTCGAACGCGCCGCGATTGATGAGTTCGTGGAAGATGCGGCGGGTGGCGGTGATGTCCACGATCGCCGAGTGAGCGCCGACCAATTCTTCGTTGAAGAAGAACATCATGGCTTCTTCGAGGCGCGGCCATTTGAAGTCGCGCCGGCCATCACCCTTCGGCAGCTTGCAGATCGGCGTCGCCGTCTTCATGGTGCAGAGGGTCGGGAGACCGTTCAGGATTTCCTTTGGCGGGGCGTTCGGTCGCAGGCGGGTATACTCCATACCCATGATCTTGGTGTCGAAGGCCGAATTGTGGCAGACAATCGCATCGGCCGCATCAGCGGCGATCATGAAGATTTCGAGCGCGTCGCGGATCGGGATGCCGCTGTCTTCGCACATCTCCATCGTGATGCCGGTCAGTTCGGTGGACTTCGCCGAGATGCCATTCCCCGAGCAGGGATGGATGCGCCAGTTGTCCGGCTGGATGAAGGTGTCGAGCGCGATCGCATCGACGCCGTTGATCTCAAGGATGAGACCAAGCTGGGTGATGTGCGGCTGCTGCTCGTGATGCGGCGGATATTTGTTGGTGGGAAGACCGGTGGTTTCCACGTCGAAGAAGAGAGTCCGCATCACCCGACATCCTGCGATTCGAGAAGACGCTTGGTAAACGACTCCGAGTTGAGGACCGAACCAGTGCGGTTCGCTCGCGCCACCTTCTCTTCCACGATGGCGTCCAGCTTGCGATCCATGTCGGCGTCACGGATCGCTTCATGGAAGGCGTTGCGGAGGACGGAGAAGGTGTATGCCCGGTGTGCAACGAGCGCGATCGGCGCGACGGCGATATACCACGGGATGGCGAAATAGCCGAGACCGTTCAGGGCGAACATCACGATCGACGCGATGACAAGACCAGCGGCGAGCCAGATCGAACCGGCACGACTGTTGTCGTTATATTCGTAGGGAAGATCGAAGTCTTCGATGAGCATGTCGGGGATTTCCTTGTCGGCATCGGGCCGAGTGATGTTTCGCTGTTAACCAATTTGGTTCGCAATGTCAAGCGAAAATGTCGGTGACAGATAATTTAAGTGCAGATGCCGAGCGTGCTAATGAACACCGCCGTATCGTTGTTGCGCTTACGGGCAGCGTAGTCGAAATCATCATAATCATCGTCATCATCATCATCATCATCGATCAGACTGAGCAAACCGTAGATCGTGAAGATCAAGGCGACGAAGGCGGCAGGGAACAACCACCAGATGCTCATGACACGCACACCACGGCCGAGCAGGCGGCGACCGCAGCGGCCGACGCCATTACAGCGGCGTCATCGCTGTGGCTGATGTTGTCGGACGAATAGCTGCTGAGTGTGCGCGGCGGGATGGACGTGAGGTCTCCCCACGCCTTCACCAGCACAAGCACGACCACGATCGCGAGGAGAGTGAGGAACAGCGCCATCAGTTCGGGTTGTTGCGGTCGTTGATACCGAAAGCACCCTGTTCGGTGGCTTCGATCACTGCCTTGTCGAAAGCGAAGTGGAGGAGTGTCGATCCTTCTTCATCTTCCTTGAGGAGTGCATAGACGAACTCTTTGGCGAACTCGTTCACGTCCTCGACGTAGAGCGCGTGTTCGTCCTCGCCATATTCCTGATCCCACGCGACCTCGGCGGCGTGCGGAAGGGCTTCGATCGGAATGCGGATGACGATTTCGTCACCTTCGATTTTTGCGTTGATCGACATGTCTTTCTCCTTAGATGATGTCTTCCACCGGCGACGACGTTTCCCGTTCTTTGTAGAAGCGGAGCGGCACACCAGCGATGAACTCGCGGTAGTAGTCGCGCCGCAGTTTGATGATGTAGAGGAACGCGAAGACCAGCACCACGCCGATCGCGAGCAGGATCATATGAAGGTCAGTCATAATTATCTCCAAGGGAACGAGCGACCCGTTGCAGGGCCTCGACGATCGCTGGCACCTGAGCCGGGTCGAACGTCAGCGAAGGGAAGGAGTTCGGATCGACGCCCGGCTCGCAATATTTGAGCCGGATCAGATCGAGGCCGTCGTCATCCGGTGCGACCTCGAAATAGGTGCCGTGCCGGTTGTCGAAAACGCGAATGGTCGTTTCGAGGGTAAAGCGTTCGTCAGCCATTGTTCGCTCCTGCGTATTTCTTCCAGACCTCAAGATCGTAGGCCGCCACGTCCATGCCCGCCTTGTCGGCGAGTGCAACGAACGCCTGTTCGAGTTCACGGTATCGACGACCGGCAGGCGGGGTTGCCTTGGGTGCGTCGATACCGTGGGCCCGGAGATGTTTCAGGACATGGGTGTCGAGAGCCGCAACGCGCTGTTTCGGCCGCGACATCATCACGAACATGCGGGCCGTCTTGGGCCCAACGCCGTGGATGTTTTCCAGATCGTCGATCGAGCAGTTGCGGAGATCGAGGTTCAGGCTTTCGATGAATGTCTTGGACAGGCGGTTGAACTGTCCAAGGCGGCTGGCCTTCACTGCGTCCAGCATCTTGGTCGAACCAATGCGGCGTAGTTTCTCGAACGGGCTGGTGCCCTTGGCTCCGCTCAGGAACCGATCGAGCAGCTTTGCTTGCGTGGTCGCGGTTTTGCCCGCAACCACGCAACTAAACAGCCAGAACAATTCCAGTTCGGAATCGTTACGATCGTAGTTGATCACGTCGGAGGGATCGATCAGGTAGTTCATATTAGTGAGTCTCGTGCCATGCGTTGCCGATAGAGGCCGAAGCTTCCACCGGAAGGGCGAAGTCCAACTGACGCCCCGTTTCCATCGCCGCTTTGATGCAGAGTTCGGCGACGCGTTCTTCCAGACCTTCGCGACAGGCGATCTGAACCTCGTCGTGAATCCATGCAAGAAAGCAGAAGTCACCATCCCACCCATAGGTCAGACCTTCTTCGGCGAGCATGTCTTCGAGGTTGATCAGCCACCAGTTCGCGATCGTCGCGCCCATGCCCTGCAAGTCGGTGTTGAGCGCCGCGTGCTTCGAGCGAACGAACAGACGCCGACCGTCGAGACCCACGAGGAACTTACGAGCCGCTTGCCGCTGCACGTCACGAATGACGCGGTTGAGAGCGGGCAGGTTTTTCAGGAAGCGAGCCTTGAGTTCCTTGCCGATCCTCGCCTGTTCGACAGGCGAGGACAGCGGACTCACGATCTTGCCGATTTTCTCGTCGCCCGCCCCGTAGAGGAAGGCGTAGATAAAGGTCTTCGCCGTGTCACGCATGTCGAGCCCGGCGAGGCGCTGGTTTTCCGAGTGGATGTCACCTTCGAGCAAGACCTGCCCGTAAGCGCCCCCGTCATACTTCGCCATTTCGTGGGCGAGACAGCGAAGTTCGATACCGGCCAAGTCGGACCCGACCAGCTTCCAGCCGTCCCAGACGGTGAAGAGCGAACGGCACTCATAGCCCCAGCCACCCTTGAGGCCGAGGATGATCACATCGACGACGGCGTTGCCTTCGTCATCGGTCTTGAAGGCGGACTCGGGCAGCAGGTGCCAGTCGTCGCAGCGCTGCCCCTTGACCATGACAAGGACCGGGCCGTTCTTCCAGCGAGCGTTCGGACGGATAATGCCGGTGGGGTTCGCCACCTGCAACAGGTCCTTGACCTTCGCCTTCTTCTTACGGACTGCCGGAACCTGAGCAAGGTTCGGGAAGGCGTGCGTCGCACGCGTCGTTACAGCACCGCACGGATTCACATAGCCGTGGATGCAGCCGGTCTCTTCGTTATAGACCTTGAGCCACGCCTGCTTACCATCGGCCAACTGGCCCATGAGTTTGCGGATCGCGAGAAGGTCGGCCAGCTTTTCAGCGACCGGGAAACGCTCGACGATGCGGCGCAGGATAACGTCGTTTGCCTTGACGTTGCCTTTTTCGGTGTAGTCCTCGTCCTCGGGAATCCACCCCAAGTCCTGCAAGCGATCGGTGATCTGCTTACGCGAAGTGGCCTTGAACTCCTGCCACTTGATCGGGGTGAACCACGCCCCCTCCTCGTAACGAGGATGGAGAGGGTCCTTCCACTTCGGACTGGCCTTCCTCTTCTGCTCGGGGTAGCCATGCCAGCGTCGGTCCTCCGGTTCATCATACACGTAGAAGTCAGGGAACTCACCGCCTTTGACATTCCGTCCGATTGGTGCGGTGTCCATGCTCTTCGCAGGGATGAAGCGACCGGGGAACTCGATCGCCAGTTCACCTTCGAGGCGAACTTGTTCCTCGGTCAACTCACCGGCGAGGATCATCGCACGCGGTTTGTCGAACGGGAATCCGTTTTCTTGCTGGCGAGCCATCAGGTCCGCCAAGCGATGTTGCACGTAGACCGCCTGTGGGGAGGCCTCGCGGCTGTCGATCATCTTCACGAGGAGGCTGGTGACCTCCACGTCGTTTTCGCAATAGTCTTCGAGTTCGGTGGTCCACGTCCCCCAGACCCACGCGCGCATCTCTTCGGAGTCTTTGACGTAGCCGCGCTCGACGCCGATCGCTTCCTTGATCGCCTTGTAGTCGCCCTTGAACATACCGAGGCGTTGACCCCAGCTATCAAGCGTGTGCTTACCGATGTTCTTGCCTTCGAGCTTCCCGGCCTCGAACAGACGGAAGTCCTTATCTTTCTGATCTGGGAAGAGCAGACGGGCGAGAACGAGCGTGTCGCGGATGCGTGCTTCCAACACCCAGCCGAACAACAGTTCGAGCATCGGGATGTCGTATGCGACAATGTTGTGGCCCCAGATTTCCTCGGCGTCGTTCAGGAGCGCATAGGCCTTGTGGATCGTGTCTTCGCGCTTGTTGCGGCGGAAAACCCACTTCTGGCCGGTGTCGTAGTCTCGGACACACAAGCAGTGACAGACGGTCACCTGATCGAGGAGACCGTCCGTCTCGGCGTCAAAGACTAGCCGACGATATTTTTTGGGCTTGAGGCGCAAGGGGGAACCCTATTAAATGAGGCTGACTGTTAAGCAGAAATGTCGGTCACTGTCAAGCAAAATGTCACTTGCGCTTGGGGAAAGGCACCGGATTGGGTTGGCGCTGCATCAGCGCCGCCATCCGCTCGGCCGGCGTCATATCGCACTCCCTGCGGACACGCCCGATCGCCGGCCACGTATCGCTCTTGCCGTGATAGTCGAGAATGCGGACGCCTTCGGTCGGAACCTGTGCCGGCCGCCAGACCGTGCCACAGCCGAGGCATTTGTGTGACGTGTGTGGAGGGTTGTCCCAGCCGGGATTGGTCACCTCATCCACTTCATCGATATGCTGGAGATGACAGACGGGGCAGATGAGGATCATCGGGATAGGAGTCATAGTTTCACCAACCAGTTTCCACAGATACGGCGCAGCCAAAGCGCACCAATGACATTCGGATGTTTCCAGAAAGGTTGACCACAATCGTGGCAGATCATCTCCCCGGATGCCCGCGACCAAGCGCTGAACCGGATCAGCTTGCGGTCCTCTTCCGATAGGAGATCAGGAGCGTTTCCGTTCTCGTCGTGAAGTTCGAGGAGATATGGATCAATCATAATAGAACTCGCCGCCGCAATAATATGCGTCACCATCCGGGCCGGTGTAGATGTCGCAGACAGGGCAGTGCAGTCCCATCATACAGCCGCCACAAGGAGCGGCACCGGTGGAGCAGGTGCAGAAGGGTGTTTCAACTTCCATGATGCCGGGGCAATGATGGCGTCCGCAGATTTCACCTTCCTCATAGCCGATCGAGTTGGCCTTCAAGAGGATGTGATCGCAGTGACAGGGTAGCGGGGCACACCAACACAGGAGATGCTTGCCGCGTAGTTCTGACACGTCGAGCGTGGGAAGAACCTCCGCGACGAAGCGGTTGATCACATGGGTGCGGCTTCCGTGCTGGCCGGCGATGAAGGGATTTCCGTAAGGGGTGCCCCGCCCGCAATACACCGCCGAACGCGGGATGCGGACTCGGTGCTTGTCACGGAGATTCCAGACGCGAGGCTCACCCATATCGAAACTGCTTTCCGCAAAAAGAGCAGGCGTCCCCAGCGCTGGAGACGACCCGCCGATGCAAGCCAATCAAACAAAGAAAGGTGCATATTATTTTCTCCATCAGGTCCAGCCATCAGGATCGTCATCATCGTCTGCAAACCAGTGACAGCGCACCAGTTCGTGGATGCCGAAGCCGGTGACGATCACGAGCAGCATGGTGAACCAGAAGACGGTGTTGTCGATTACGTCATAGATCGAGGGCAAGCTGACCTCCTTCGGTGAAGTCGTGTTCTTCGACCTTTTGCTGGCTGTCATCGAATTTGATGTAACCAGCTTCGACGCTCATCTCGCGAGCCATCTGGTGGAAGAAGTGATTGTAGCCATAATCGTGGCAGGTGACCCGGCCGTCGTAGAGCCCGAAATTCCCGAAGTGGATGTCATCGAACACGGCCGGAATCACTCCGCCGCGTGTCCGTTGCAGAGCCGCTTTGAAATCCTTCTCGCTCTTGAACGGCTCAGTCCGCTTCTGGATCAGGACGTTACCATAGGCGTCGATGTCAACGCACGGCACGAACCAGTCGGAGATCGGCCACCGGCGAACTTCTTCCCAGATCAGATATTCCATCTGGTTGTGGAAAGTCCAGCCGGTATGCTCGACCTTGAGGACCAGCGTCGGATCATATTTGAGCGCATAGACACGGCGCGACGCACCGGAGCCAACAGACTCGCCGACCATCAAACTGATCGCGGAGTTCTTGAGCAGTGGACCTTCGTCTTGGAGGTTCCAGTCCGACATCACACACCACGCGAAAAGCGGATCACCGTGAACGGCGTATCCAGTTCGGTCTCCGGATAGCGACGACGCATGTCATAGCGCGCCTCTTCGCCATCGGCGTAGCCCGCGAGTTGGGCGTCATAGTCCGAGATGCCGAGAAAGGTCGTCTTGATGACCAGATCGACAGCGACGACGATCGGGAGATAGGTCGCCGCCTTCGACTTGAAGACGAGCCCGCCTTCTTCGATGTTGCGGTGTCCGATACGGATCGTCGCCGAGATATTCCCAGCCAACACCGGCTGGAAATACATGTCGTCGAGTTCGAGGTTGGGGTAGTTCACTGGGTCACCTCATCATATTTCTTGACGATCTCCTCGGCCGCGACCGTCGCCTCGTGGACGATGAATCGCGAACCGAAATGGTAGAGCATCATCGGATCGACTTGGCGACGGATCGTCATGACCGCTTCGCCGACCGGGACATCGATCGTGATCTCGATCATTCGCGTGCGAAGTTGGGGCGTGTCATCGGTCATGCGTAGAACCTTCCTCGGTGGAACGTGATGATGGTTCGCTTCCCGTTCGGGTAAGTGATAATATGCGACTGTGACCACGACGACGGACCCTTGTTGTATCCGAGGTCGAGCAGCGCCGAGACACCTGCCACATAGGCACCGTCACGAATGGCCGGCGAGTGGGAGTGACCGGTGTTGGACTTCATTCCGGCCCGGCTGATGTTCAGCGGGGAGCCGCGAGCCCCGTTCGGTCCGAGGTGACCGTGCATCCCACATTCGATGTCGCCGCAGATGACGAAGCTCTGATCTTCGTTGACGAACTCGACATCCTTTGGCGCACCGAACTCCCGCATGACATATTGGAAGATGTCCGGGTTGTCTTCGCCGCGAGCGATCTGCTCGTAAATCCATTTCTGGCAGTGAAGGAAGAATGGCGCGTTCTCGGGATCGTCACGATAGTCAGCCGTCTTGAGCCACTTGACCAGCGCTTGGTCATGGTTCGATTCGACGACGATCGACTGGCAGTCCTCACGGTGAACCGCTTCGAGGAAGCGAGCGCATCCACGCAAGGCAATCGCCACATTGTCTCGCTGCCCGCCCTGCATGTGGGCCTTGAAGCGGAAGTGGTGGTCCTTGATGTTGTGGTGGTTTCGCGGCGCGAAGTCCGAGAGGTCGTGATAGAACTCGTAGTTCGGACGCAGGAAGCCGACCAGCGATTCTTCCCCGTTGAGGAGCGCGTAATCGTCGAACAACTTTTCTTCCGCCACGTCATATCCCCACGTCGCGAGAGCGACATCCGGGTCGAGCTTTTCGTGATGGATGTCGCCGTAGCTGATGGCCTCGACGCGGTTGCCTTCTGTGACGCCTGTGCTGGTGACATATCGGTCGAGGTCGTAGAAGGAACCGTCGTCGAGGTCAGTCGCCAGCAGGTGCCGGCAATAGGTGGAACCATCGGGGCGCATCTCGACGAGAACGGCACCGATCTGGTGGTGGAACATTGCCTTGATACCGGCTTTCTTGCGGATGTAGTTCGGCAGCGTCACGGCACCGGTGGTCATAAGCTGCTTGGCGCGCTCATGCTTCATGGTGGCGATCGACTCAAGCTGCACCTTCGGATGCGGGAAGATACCCCAGCGACCTCGGGTGTAGGTCGAGAAGCCCGACAGCGGTGTGACGGCGGTCGGCAGCGTATTCATCTCGCCACAGAACTCCAGTTCGTCACCGACTCGGATTCGTTTGTGCGAGATATAGTCATTCACCAGTGGGTGGAAGAAGACGTTATCCGATCGCTTGTCGTGATCCTCGAACAGTTTCTTCGAGTAGGTGAACCCCGAGACGATGATCTCGCAGTTCTCCAGCCACTCGCCATAGACGTGGAGAGCCGCCCAGAAGTCCTCGTGGACCTTGGAGCCATCCTGCGCCGACGTGAAAATGAAATAGCGGTTGTGGGTGGACAGCGGCTCGAACACCAGCGCCTTCGGGGCACGGTAGCTCTTGAAGTCCAACTCCATCTGAGCATCGATCTGGGTGGCTGCGGCGTGCGCCTTCACCAGACGACTACGGATCGTGGACTCGGCAATCCCGAGAGCGCGACCGGCCGGCCGGATACCACCATAGGCTTCGATGGCTTCATAGAGTTGTTCGACGGAATACATGAAAGCTCCTTAGTTCAGGACCAAGCGACCGGTCTTCGGTTCACCGGGCTTGGGGGCGAAGTCGGGATGGCTGTAGGTGATCGCGGCCGGCCCGGCTTTGTGCCGCCAGTCCCAGACGAACCACGCATAGTTGTGACGCGGCGAGCCCTTCGATCCCTCGACCCAGCGCGGACGCTTGGTGACGATGATCTTCTTGTGGAAGGGAGCCATGCCGAAGAGGTCCATACGGCCCTTCGAGCAGTCATATTCGTTCCGCAGGAACATCGCGACTTGCCCGTTGACGGGCTTCATCAGACGCAGCGCGTGGCGGATGAACTGCTCGGGCATGTCCTCGAAATAGGGCGGGTTGGTCACGATCGCCTTGATCGACGGATCGGGCAGCGCCGTTTGTTCGAGGAAGTTCGACAGCGTGAAACGCTCGTCGAAGCCGTAGTCGATGATGTCGCTCGACCAGACCGTGTGACCGAAATCATGGAGTTGTTCGGCGAGGTTGCCCTTACCGACTGCACACTCCCAGACCTTCTCGTGGATGTTCACATGCTGGAGAAGGCAGTTGAGATTTTCGTGCGGCGTGTTGTAGTGGTCGGCTTCGATCCGGTCGTAACCGGAACTACCAATCATCGCCGCGTCCTTGTTGGCAGCGATACGGCCTTGTGCCTGCTCAGCAGCAGCTTCGTAAGCGTCTTGGCGCAGTTCTTCATCACCGGCAGCGGAGCCGGTGTAATAATCAGGCATGGATTATTCCTTGGAACAGAGGAGGGCGTCGAGATCGATGTCGAGCATGTTGAACTCGACACCGGCTTCCTCAAAGAAACCAGCGGCACGGGCGAGCGAATCACCCCAGCGTTCCTTGAGGTGTTCGGGAAGAGCCGGCGTGACGACGCGACGGATGCCTGCTTGGATGATCAGCACCGCACAACGATCACAGGGAGCGAACGGTGTATTGTAGAGGGTGCAACCATCGACGGGACCATGTGCGTTCAGCACCGCGTTCATTTCGGCGTGGATGATCCGCGAGTATTTCTCTTCGCGGTTGTGGTAGAGTTCGTCGTGGTCGCACATCCCACGGGCGAAGCCGTTGAAGCCGACGCTGGCGACGGTCTTGTCCGGCCGCACGATGACCGCACCGACCTTCGTCGAGGGGTCTTTCGAGACGCGGGACATGTAATGGGCCATGCCGAGATAGAAGGGGTCCCACTTGGCGCGGCTCTGTTCCTTGCGGATCAGTGCTTCGCGTTCGGCGAGCAGCGCTTCGGTGGAGGTCTTGATCCGGGTGCCCCGGTATCCGCGATCGTAAAGGCTCATAGCGATGCAGTCGGTCCGTCAGTGAAGATGCGCTGGTTCAGGTTCGCATCGAGAAGATGATTGGCGATGTCCTTGGCGATCTTGTCCCGCAGTTCATGGACGAAGCCGACCTGATCGTGGACCGACCGAATCTGGAACGCGCTCTTCTCGACGTTCGTCTGGAACTGCTTGCCATTGATCTCATAGACCGCGACAAGCTGGTATGCGTTGATCGCATAATAGTGGTGGAGAAAGACCTGTCCCTTGATCAGATTGTCCTCCAGAGGAACGGTTGCGATGATTCGCTTCTCCGCCTCGTGCTGGAGTTCGTTGAGGAGCCGGGCACTGTCGGTCGTTGGCGCACGATGTTCGTGGATGTCGATCCGGGAAGGCATCCCGGTGCGAATCTCGTTGATGGTCGTGTCGAACATCACTCGCCCTCCCGCTGGTTGGCATATTCCAGCTTCTCTTCGGGCGGCAGTAGCGACGCCACGGCGGTCAGAACGCGGACGAGGACTTCTTCCTTCGCCACATAGCCATCGGCCTTGTCGAGAAGCCGACCGATCAGCGCGTCGAGTTGCGAGCGGGATGCTGTCTCTTGACGGGCGAAGATGATGGCGCTTTTGATCGCGGCTTCATCATCCGGAGTCAGTTCACCATAACTGGCCTTGTAACTGATCTCCACACCTTCGGGGAGAAACGGTGGGCGAAGTATCAGGCTCATCGTCACAGGCGGTATCCTCGGTTGACATATTCCAACGGTTCGTATTCACCGTCATTGGCTTGGATCATTTCCCAGCGACGGAGGAACTTGTCCTTCGCCTCCTTGGCGTCCCAGACATAGAAGTCGGGAACGACATCGTGGATCGTGATGCCCGGATGCTGATGCTCGTTCGTGTAAGGAACGACAGGCGGCCCCATCATTTCGTCGCGTTCGAGGAAGACCATCATGTCGTCCACCATCTTGACGATCTGCGAGATGCCGAGGTTGACCGGGACATCGAGATCGACCGCGATCTGGTGCATCAGGGCGTTCTCGTTCTCCTTGTAGCCCTCGACCGAATATTTCACCGGCCGCACGAGATCAGCGAAGCCGTAGCCCTCGGGCGCATCGTGGAGCAGCGCCAGCGCGGCCGGCGACGGCATCTTGTCCCAGTCCCAACCGGGCAGGAGCTTGCGTCGGTTCAGGACGCAAATGTCCGCGACGTGGACCGAGTGCTGGGCGACGGAGTAGCGCAGCGGATCACCGTCTTCGTTGCTGCCGATGAGAGCGGTCTGCCCACCCCACCTCGGCATTACGGCCAACGCATGAGCGATCGTCTCGATGTCGATGTCATTGCCGGGATGGTTTGGCTGCATCGGCCAGAAGTATCGACCCTTATAGATTTGGATCGCGCCGCCGAGGTCGGACACAGCGGCGATGGCGCGGTTGCGATTGATCGCGGAACGCCATTGGTCTTCCGTCCGGCAGACTGCCGGCTTGGCCAAGGTGGGGTGGAGCATGTCGGGAATTTCCTTGCGCTCAAAGAGCATGACACCTGAGCGTCATCGGGATGAATGACTGAGTAGCGAAAATGTCAGTCATTGTCAAGCGAAAATGTCTGTCAGCCGAACGACCCGGCTTTCAGATCACAGAAGGCGCATTGCAAGGCGTGACGCATCCCGTCCTCGAACTCTCCCATCACATGCTTGAAATGATGGTAGAAACCGTAAAAGAAGGCACCGCAGCCGGCGAAGAGCAGGAGGGCGATTTGGATGGCTTGCATCAGATGTATCCCTTGATGTCTTGAGGACGCAGACCGCGCGGCGGCGGCATGGCGTGAGCCAAAAGGAGCAGGACAAGAACGAGGGCCACGATGATTTCGAGGGCGTCCGCACTCATCACGCGTTCCGATCCGTGTCGCCAAGTTCATGACAGCCGACCGACAAGACGGCAAAGTCCCGGTCGAGAACGGACGAGGACATGGCGCAGGGTGTCTCGTTGTTTGTGATGTAGGTGATGAGGGCGATGCCCTCGCGGCCGGTATAGGTGCCGGTGCGGGGATCGAACTCGCGGAGCAGCATCCGGTCGCCGATCTTGTAGGGCCGGTCACGCATGTCCCGCATGTCGTGGGTCTTGGTGCCGGCCATCATCGGCTCGAACAGCCACGGCCACGATTTGACCTCATAGTCGTAGTGGGCGTGATGTCCGGCCGGCGTCAGGCGCGGCGGCACACCGCCCAGCGGATGCCACTTCACTTCGGGCAACGGCGTGCCGGGATAGGCATCCTCGCGAACGGAGGTGCCGTTGATGTTGTCTTCGGGAGCAAATGCGTTGTCGGTCAAGGGTTGGTCCTTCCGGAAGTGTTCAGGGATGTGCGTGGAAAAACTGGTCGTGGCGCAGCTATCGATAAGCTCTGGCATTTCATTCTCCAGTTGCACAGGCCTGCATGACCTCTTCGATCTGCTGCTCGGCCGCGAAGAGTGCGATCAGGCGTTGACGCTTTTCTTCGGCGGCCAGAATCCGCGCCTCCTCTTCCTCCTTCTCGCGGATCAGTCGGGCGGCTCGCTCTTCGTCGTGTTGCGCTTTGAGGGTGACGGCGCGAGCCTCCAGCACAGCGAGCGCGGTGTCCTGCCACGGACCTTCGAGCTTCCAATAACCGTAGAACGGATTGAAGTAGCCGTAGGACGTGCCTTCCCAGATGAGCGTGTCTTGGTAAACCATCTGGTAGCGGGTGGACTGCTCGCCGTCGTAGAACTCCGAACGGTCCGACACCTCGAAGAGTCCGACACGATATGGGACTGGTCCTTTGGCATACGAATAGCGGCAGATTTCTTCGATCGCCTTGCGGATACGCTGATGCTCGGTCAGCGGCGGCTTCTTCGCCTCGGCGCGTCGTTTGAAATGCTGACGGACGGCTTCTGCGAAACCGTAGGTGCGGATGTCTTCCATCGTTACGCTCATGCTGCTTCCCTCACTCGTTCTGTGCCGTCCACGCCTTCTTCGATCATGGCGATACGGTCGATAAGCTCTTGGATCGTGATGGCGTCGATCGTGCCATCCACCACGAGATACTGGACGAGGACGTTGTGCTTGAGGCCGATGCGGTGGGCGCGGTCTTCGCACTGTTCCATGTCACCGGGGACCGACCACATCTCGACGAAGACGACGACCGTCGCCTCTGTCAGGGTGTGACCGACACCGCCCGCCTTGAGATTGCAGATGATGACCCGGCAATCTTCGTCCGGTAGGATGTCGTTGTCGTTGTCGCCTTGGAACCGAAGCTTCTCCGCTTCGACCTTCTTGGCTCCAAGACCGCCGATGATGCGGGCCGCCGTGGGGAAGGCTTCGTGGATCGCCGCGACGACATCCTTGTGGATCGCGAAGACGATGACCTTCTCACCGGCATCGACCAGTCGCTTGATATGTTCCACTGCCATCGGCACCTTGGACAGCGCCAGATCGTGACGCGCTTCCGAATAGGCGGCGAACCCCGGCTGGACTTCACCCGCGTCGAGGTCCCCGATCTCCGGCGCATCGAAGCCCTGCGGCAGGAAGCGCGTCATGGTGTCGAGAATGAACGCCGGGTCCATCTCTTCTACCGCTTGCGGCGTAAACGCGATCCCTTCGTTCGCCGCGTCAAGCATGGCGAGGGCGTTGGTGAACTTGTCGCGCTCGGTCTTGATGATCTTCTTCATACCCTCGGGCGGGAAGACGATCACTTCGCGGGTCTTTTCCGGCAGGTCCTTCAAGACGTGCTTCTTCAAGCGGCGGATCATGAAGGTCTTGCGAAGGTGGTCGTTCAACTCCTCCAGATTGGAGCCGCCGTCCGCGACCAGTCCGAAGCTTCCTTCGGTGCCGTCGCAATAGGTCAGAGCGAAGTCGTAGAAGTTCTTGCCCAGCCCGTTGGGATCGCACTCACGGATCATCGTCCACATGTCCTTGGGCCGCTTCATCATGGGCGTGCCGGTCAGGAACAGGCGATACTCCGCCCGCAGGCAGGGCACGTAGATGGCCTTCTTCTTACCGTTCTCGGTGACTTCGATCCGCTGCTTCGAGCGAGCGAAGGCCTTCTTCTTGAAGTCCCAGCGATACTCACCGAAGATCGCTTGTGTGCGCTTCGAGTCACCGTTGGAAAGATACTGAGCCTCGTCGCAGATCAGGATGTCCCAATGCTCCGCCCAAAGCGTGTCCTTGTTGCGATTGAGAATGTCGTAGTTGATGATGACGAAATCTGTGTCCGGGATTTCGTTACCGTAGGCGACACCGACTGTCAGGCTCTTGTCGTGGAGCCATTTCGTCATTTCCTTGAGCCAGTTCAGCTTCAAGGTCGCTGGGCAAACAATGACACCGTTCCGCAGATCGAGGTGGTTGATCAGACCGATTGCCTGAATCGTCTTACCGAGACCGGGCGGATCAGCGATCAATGTGTCGCGGCGCTCGGTCGCATAGAGGATGCCCGCCTTCTGGTAGGGCAGGTAGTCCATGCGGACTCCGGCTTTGGTATACATCTCCGGCACCGCGATCTCCGCGTCGGAGAACATCTCATAGGATGCGTCAAGAGCAGCTTCCCGCTCCTCGATCAGGCCCATCAGATAGTCATAGGTCTCGTCGTCCCATGCGTCTTCGACGAAGGGGGCCGCCTTCTTCCAATCCGTCGTCTGGTAGACGCGCCGGATTCGGTCGAAGATGAACCCTGCGGCACGGAGTTCCGGCCACATTCGCTCAGGGGCTTTGGCGATAAATCGACCGTCACGGAAAAATAGCTTCATATGAAATTTTGGCTTGCGAATCACTTTGAGTGGTGACAAAAGAATTGGGCCGGGGTGCGATACCCCTCCCCCGCCGAAAGGCACTGGCGCGACCCTGCCAGATCAATCTCCGGCTCGTCTTCATCCGCCCGATGGGGACCGAAGGGGAGCCCGAGGCCGACGCCCCCGCAGAGCCTTGGGTTCCCCTTTAATCGTTGGGAGCGGGAAGCCTCAGGATCAGACGCTCGGTGTGAGCATCATTCGCCCACGAGTGCTGGAGCGAGCAGCGCTTGCCCCGACACGACGCGATCAGCGCATCCACCAGACTGACCAGAAACTCGTTCTCGCAATCGTAGTGGATGATAAGCTCACCCGGCGCTACCGGGTGAACCTTCTCCTCGCGGGTGAGCTTATTCGTCACGCGAATCGAGCCAAGCCGCCGCATAGGCCTTCGCCTGTGCGTAGAGCGACGGCGAGACGAGGTGCAGATCGCCGGGAGGCACCTTGAACACATCGACCAGCACATCCTCGATCAGTTCGAGACCGGGGTTCTCCGGCGTCGGCGTCACGACCTGACCGTTCTCGATCCAGCTATACAGCGGATGCGATGCAAGGATGTCCTTCGCCTTGTCGATCGCCGCCACGATCTCGGCGCGCCCCGTAGGGGAAAGCTGATCGGGCGTGATGGTGATGCCACCAGCAGCTTTGACTTCGTAGAGGTTCATGGCGATCAGTTCCCCATCTTCTTGAGCCAGCCCCGGAGGGTCGAGTCCTGAATGTCGAGCATACGAGCCGCGCCCCGCTTCGATCCGCCATACTGCATGGCGTTGTTGATCTGCTGCACGGTGATCGTGCGACCGTCACTGGTCAGGAAAGACAGGCTCTTCTCGGCCTTGCCCGCATCCGTCGTGGCTTCTTCGATCGCAGCGGCCTGTCGGTTTGCCACACCCAGTTTCCGCTCAGCCAAGCAGGTCGGCGAATCGTAACGACGGGGCAACAACTCACGGGCCGCTGCCAGTTGCTCCGGCGTCGGGAACGGGCTCGCGTCGATCGTCGGCGGCTCATTGAGGGCCGGCGTCGCCGCCGTGACATTCTTCAAGAACTCGGGCGGGAACTCGGTCGGGTCATCCAGTTCGGCGACGCCCTTCTTCCAGCAGCGAGCGTAGGCGGCCGACTCGGCGGTCAGTTCCCCGACGACGACATAGCGGCAGCAGCGCCCCTTCGTGAAGTTGTAGTCGATCGGAATCGACGTGACATCCATCGGATTGATCTTGACGACCACGACCCGCTCGCCGCCGAAGGCGCTCAGGTAATCGGCCGAGCAGAAGTGGAAGCCCGACGAACAGACCTGCGTGCGATCGGGGTTACAGGCGGCGCGCTCCATTTCCAACACACTGCCGGGCGAGTTGTCGAACAGACCGGTATGACAGTCGGTGTAGTTGGCGCGGACCTTCTTGAATGCGATGAAGTGGCCATCCGAGGTGATCGGCATCTCGGCCTTCTCCATCCACTGATAGAGTTCATCACGGACGTAAGTCGCCGGGTTCTTGTAGAGGTTGTCCATGAAGGTCGCCCACGGCGTCAGGTCGAAGCCTTCCTTCATCAGGTCCAGCATCCGCGACGCCATATAGGTGTGCGTCTCTTCGCCGTCGTAGATGATGGCGTCCTCGGTGACCGTCACGAGACCTGCCGAGAGGAGAGTGATGGCCCGGCGCACGTCCAGCATCTCGGCGATCAGCGCATGGTCGCGGTCGGCGGCCGGCAGCAGCAGTTGCTCGCGGATCGTCTGGAAGTTGACGTGGCTGTTATCGATCGAATAGAAGCGATCGTTGAGGAACAGGGCGATCGATGCCCGTCCGATGGTGAAACTCAGCATCCGATTTCTTTCCTGATAGCGTTGAACACAAATTTCTTGAAGCACTTGGGCTTGCCGTTGGCGTGCTTGCCCTTGGCTCCGACATGGGTGGCGAGAATCGCGTCGGTCAGGCGTTCCCAGTCCGGAGCCAACAACGGCGTCGGGTATTTGATGTCGCTGCCGTAGCGTGGTTTCTCGATGTCCAGCACCTCGATCCCGAAGTGGTGGGCGCGTTCGATCACCTTATCCATGAACTCGGTCTTGGTGTGGCCGTGAGCGTAGGAGCCGCCGTAGAGGAACGACACGAGCAGCGACCGGCGCTTGATGTCGATCGCCTCGTAGCGGTCGTTGAAGCGTCCGAGCTTGTGAAAGGGCGTCGAGCCGGTGGGGAATGCTCCGGTCCACTTCTCGTGAATGTTGGCGTAGCGCGTGCCATTGAAGCGATACCAGTTGATGATCGCCATCATGTCGGCGACATCCTTGCGCTTCATGTGCTTGCTGATGTCGTCGAGGCAACCGTAGAACAGCGGCAGGTCACCCCACTTCTCGTCGATCTTGTCGAACTCGTTGCGCTTGATGTTGAGGAGCGCCACCGAACGGCCGGTGAAGAACTTGAGGATGTGGTGGGTCAGCACCACCTCTTCGGTCGTGAAGTCCTCATACTTCTCCGGGTCCGGATTGTGGATGACGCCGCAGTTCAGGAAGGCGTAGAGGGCCCCTTCGACTTCTTCTTCGCTGCGTGCGGCACGGTAGCCACTCGACTCGTCATAGATCACCTTGATGCGATCGAAGTAGCCGCCACCGCCGTTGTTGCCGCCACCGGTGCGAGCCGAGTGCGTGCGGGGAAGTTCGGGAAGCTCCGATGCCTTGATGACGACCGGGTTGCCCATCCGCTTGAGCAGCTTCTTCGACATGTCGCGATCTTCGACCGTAAAGGCCCACTTCGCCCCGCGCTGCTCCATCAGGATTTCGGCACGCGAGTTGAAATAGCTCACCTTCTTGTCGCGGTGAATCACGAAGGCGTTTTCCATATCGCCCGGCAGTTCGTCCTTGCCGAACATGCCTGCCTGATCGTGGGCGTAGATGATGAGGCGCTTGCCCTTGGCATTGATGCGGAAAGCCGAGAAGAGCGGATAGGTGGAGCAACGCTCGCTCCGCTTCGGAGCCATCAGACTGCGAATGAAGTTCGCGTGATCGAGCGCCCGTTCATACTGCGGCGTCCGTTTGAACATCAGCCCGAGATCGATCAGCTTGTCCGATCCTGCCCGGCACATATATTCCCACTCGGTCTTCGCGCCCTCGAACACGTCGTCGAGCTTACTGCCGAGGTCGGCGAGCATATCGTTCCAGCGCTGACGGAGCGAGATCACGGTGCGGTCGTTGTAGGACAGACGCTCGCGACCAAGGTCGAACTCAAGGCCGCCGATCGGGAAGTCGATCACGAAGACCGCATCGACCTTGGCGAAGTCCTGATAGCGCTCCGAAAGCTGCTTCATCGGGCGGGTGGTCCAGCCCAGTTCATCGTCATAGTAGGACTCCGGGACCTCGACCGTGCGCTGGTCGATTTCCAGAAGGTCCACCGGATAGAGGACACAGCCCTGCCGCGCCCAGAAGACCGAACCGTCCAGATAGCCCTTCGGATAGGAGCGCCAGAACGATCCCATCTCGCGCGGCTCGACGCGAAGCTGTTCCTGTGCATCGGCGGGCAGGCCGGTGGGCATCACGGGGAAGCCCTTGAACACGCGGATTGCTGAGCGGTGGAACTCCTTGTAGTCCTTGTCGCGGACAGCGAACTCGACCTTGACGCCGTTCGGTTCATCACTCGGCACGGTGCCGGCATGGGCAACCTGCGGCACACCGTCCGGGCCCATGAACACCGTGTAGTGACGCGCCTCGCCGTCCTGCCAAACCGTTGTCGTGCAGTTGTCGGTGTAGGCGAAGAACGACATGCGGCCGAGACCCAACATGCCGACCTGATCGTCGGGAGTGATGAGACCTTCGTCGGCTTCGTTGAGGCCGTCCTTCGTGCTGTCGAACATGACCGCAAAGCGCGTCATCATGAACTCGTGACTCATGCCGGTGCCGAAGTCGCGAATATAGAAGGTCGGTTCGAGCATCGTCGGCAGGTGAACCTCGAACGGTGCGATCGATGCGGCGGCCTTGTGCGAATCGAATGCGTTGGTGGCAAGCTCCCGGATCGCGGCTTCGATCTTACGCGAATAAATGCCGTCGAGCAGTCCTTTGAAAGCCTTGCCACTGGCTGCGATCGAGAAGGTTGCGGACTGCTGGAAGCCCTCGGCCAAGACTTCTGCATGGCCTGATTGGAATCGCATCGGTATCTCCTTATTTGTCCGGCGTCCTAATTTAATTCACTTGCAATGTCAAGCGTAAATTGCTATAGTGCCTGCTCAGATTATCAGTGGGCCGAATGAAGACCGTAACCGGAACAGATCGAAAGATTGCATCCCCGTCGCAAGATTGGGATGATAACGACTGCCTGTGTCAGGGGCCTATCCCGGACGATCAGGCGCTCTTGTTCCAACAGCATCTCTATAGCGAGAAGCTGAAAAAGCGGCGGTGGCGCAATGTGCTGAAATGCCACATGGATTGCCCCATCCACGGGGTGACGATCACAACGGAGGACCGACCATGCCGCGAGGGCTGAGCCCCAACGTCTGTAATAAGATCGAGAAGGAAGGCGTCATCCCCGACGAATGCCGTTTCCTGAATGAGACGCTGCATTTCTGCCCCTCGTGGGGCGACATGCTGATCGACGATTCCGATCCGGAATATGAACACTGCCGCTGCAAAGGAGATAAGCGTGGCGCAAACGCTGGTTGAGATTACCGAAGCCCTCATTCAGGATACCCACCCCGGTCCCGATGGTTGTTGCAACGCGGATCGCATCGCCTTCATCATGGATGTCCTCGGCCACGAGGAGATCGATCTGAACCAGAACTACAACTACGCGCTCGTCCAGAAGAGCAAAGACCCGAACGTGGTGGAGGCGTCCAAGCATATCGCCATGCTACAGCTTGATTATCTCAAGCGGGCGTATGACCACGATCATGTGGACGACGAGACCTACAAGCTGCGATCGGCCGGCCTCTTCCTCGATGTCCGCAAGATGGACTGGCACTACGACCACCTGATCAAGGGAATGCCGACCCCGCCCTTCATCTTCATTCACTGACTTCCACTTCCTGTTTCCATTCCTTGTTGACTTCGGTTGCGAATCGGTCTAATCGACCGGCACCGAAACAACAAGGAGTGAGACATGAAGCGTATCAAGCGCGCCCTTACATTCACCGACGACCAGTTCGGAAAGCTCTGGCGTCTGGTGGCGCAGGAATCCACGCTCCCGGAGCGGGATCACCTCATTCTTGCCCTCTCGTTCAAGGCCGGCCTGCGCGTCGGTGAAATCCAGAAGATCGACCTCAAGGCGATGCTGGATGTCGAGGGCAACCCCGCTGACAAGATCAACGTCTTCTCGAACGTCGCGAAGAAACAGCGCGCTCGGGAAATCCCCATGCACAATCTGGTTCGTAAGGCGCTCGTTGCATTCATGCGGGCGTATCCGAACGCGACCTTTGTCGCCATCTCTTCGCAGCCCTTCCAGCATATCGTGAAGAAGGGCGGCCGGGTCCCCCTCGACGCGTCCTTCAAACGCATGTCGCTTTCGGCCATTACCGTTCATTACTGGCTGCTGGTCAACAAGGCCGGTTTCGTCGGCGCAAGCAGCCACTCCGGCCGGCGCACGTTCGGCACCAAAATGGCCCGACAAGCCAACCTGCATCACTGCTCGATTCGCGACGTGCAAATCTTGATGGGACACGCTCGTCTGGAAACGACCGAGGAGTATATCGAACTTTCCGAAGACGCTTCGAGCCTGATCAACGCGATCTGACGAAAATAGTTCTTGACCGAATCAGTGGAGCCGGTTAAGAGCGAATCATCTGCAACCCCAAGGAGGAGAACACACATGGATAAGACTGCAACGACTGCCAAGAAGATGCTGACCAAGCCGAAGGGCGCTGCTGCCCCGAAGAAGACTGCAACGCGCAAGGCCGGCACCGCCGCGCCGAACGGCAAGGGCCAGACCCAGAGCGACGCCGGCCTCGGCAAACAGGGCACGACCGCGACGACCCCGCCTGTTGCGGCTCCGGCCGTGATCATGGGCGGCACCAAGAAGGTCGTGATCGAAACGATGGCGGTTCCGCCCAAGCCGTATGCGCGCCCGGCCAAGCCCGAGGAATATCCGTTCGGCGAACTCGCGCCGGCCACGAAGGACAAGACCGGCGAGATCGTCGGCCCCAGCTTCTTCATCCCCGAGGGCGACAAGCCCGAGAAGCATCTGGCGAATGCCCGCAAGCGCCACAAGTGCCTGTTCTGGTCGCGCCGCGCGACCGAGAAGCCGAACGGCAAGGGCGCGCCGGTCCCCGGCGTCCGCATCTGGCGCGGCAGCGAAGACGCCCGGCCGAAATAAGGCTTGCGAATCACTTTACACGATCGTATAGCCTCCGTGTCCTAGCAAGACCTGCATGGATGGGTGCCTGCTCCAAGACAATCCCCCGTTGCGGGGCAGGCATCGTAAACCTGTTAGTTTGATCAGGGCTGAATCAGAGAAGGGTCGTCACATTGTGGCGGCCCTTTTCTGTTGACAGTGACCGACATTTCCGCCATACTATTTCTTTCCTGAAAGGACTGAGTATGCGAAATGGTTTCGGCTTCGGCATGAAAGCCGCTCCGATCGCTCGTGCGCCTGTTGAGGGCGGCGGAGGCGATCCTGAGCCGGCGTGGCAAATGTTTCTCCTCACAGCCGGTGATGTTCTCGGCGTCTACGCCGGATACGTGGCTGCTGGTGCCCTCGGTAATGAGGAGCCAATCGGCGATGTTGGTCCCGAACCGCATACAGTATATATTGCTCGTGGTATCATCGACGCCGGTCCCGGCGAGGGATACGCAGTTCAGATTTTTGGCGACTGTGCCAGTGAACTGGATAACCTCGTGCTGGAGATTAACGGCATTCAAACCGTCCGCATGTCGCCGGCTGTCTATATCGAAGCAGATAATTATACGACCGTGCAGTATAATTCGGAAACGACGGAGCGCTTTGTGATCGATGGCGCATATGTCTGCCAACTGGTGACACCGAATCCTGTGTAAAAATAATTTTCATTCGATGACATTTTTATGTTGACGAATTAAAATCGAATCGCTAAATAGACGACATACCCGCTTGAGGGTGACAGCTTCCGGCAACGGGAGTAAAGGAGGTAAGGCCACTTAACTCCGCCAGCTTCACGGTTGGTCAATTCAAGCAGGTGCGATCGGCCCAGCGATGGGCGCTTCTCCGGGCAACCGACAGGAGCTACGATCCAGACAGGACAGGGGCGCTAGAAGCGCAATAGGGGTAGCCGATGGTGGCCCCGAAACGCCGGGTTAGAATCCGGAGCCTGTGTCTAACCTGTGGGGGTTCGATGATAAAGCACAAGGCATCAGGTTCGAGGCTTAGCGGTCGAGGGCGGATGTCAGTTTGTCAGGGTGCAAATCCTGATCGACGGTCTTGGTATCCCTTCGCGGGGAGACGGACATGAGGCGACTAGCATTCTGTCGGTGGAAACACTTATGGAACTAGGTGGTAGCTCGTCTCGGTGGCTTGCAATCTAGCTCAGTTTGGATAGAGCATCTGACTTCTAATCAGACGGTCGCGGGTTCAAATCCCGTGGTTGATAAACGCAAAGATTGCCACGACTGCATGTGAAAGACGCCTAATGCCATGGGTCCTCGGATCAACATGGCAGCTTCCAAGCTCGCAAGGCGCGGAAGTTTTGGTGACCGAATTATCGTTGGGACCGCAATCCCTTTACGGCGTGAAAGCGTCGGCGGTGGAGAAGTTGCCGAATATCATGCAGTGTCGCCGCAAAAGCCAGCGGCCCCGTGAGAACCGGGAAAAATTGGCGGCGTTGATCTGGGACCATCGGAACCTTCGGGAACGATGGTGGATAAGTCGGCAAGGAGCCTCGCAAGGGTTCCGTAATCCGGCGAACGACGGATCATAGGTGGTGTAATCTCAGCCCACCCAATCTGGACCAATCGACTATGTGGTAAGTCAGCGCGCAAGAAAAAGCGGGTTGAAGCCGGTTCAAACACGGCAAGGTCCACCATCACTCGCAATGCGAACACTTTTGCCGGACGCGGAGTTCGGTTGATCAACACTAGGTCGGCAAGCTGAGGTGTAGTGGCCTTGGGGAGCTTGGAGTGTTCACATTGCAAGTGATGAAGATTTTCCGAGGGGCCGGTTCGGCCGGTTAGAAGAGTTCCGGGGTCTAACTTGGGCCCCTTCCCTCGCTCAGGTTTGGTAGTGATGAGACATACACGGATCGCGTGACAAGCACCGGGAAGCCGGTCGCCCCATTCGACAAACCGTTGTGTGCCGCTGCCAGAGTAAATGAGCCGGTCTCGCGGAAAATTTTCATCCACTGCATTTTTTATGTTGACAACCAGAGACATTCTGGGTATAGTTCGGCTTCAACAACGGACACCGCTCCGTTCGGAAAGGATTTAGGAAGTTCTCATGTTCGCCGCCATCGTAAATATTGCGATCATGCCTGCCGTCAACCCGGCAGCGATGGCGCGCGTCAACGAACAGGCTGTTGGAGGATAGGTCCCCTCCGTCAACCAGACGCAAGCTTCAAGAAGGGCCTCGGAGAAATCCGGGGCCTTTTCTTTTCTCGGTGTAGCTCAGTTGGGAGAGCGCCCGGTTTGGGACCGGGAGGCCGCAGGTTCGAGCCCTGTCACCTTGACCATTTTGACTAGACTAGCCGTAGGCCCGTAACCCGGTAGCGGTCCTGCTTCGGATGCAGGTGGAGTAAAATCCCTTGGAGGTTCAAATCCTCCCGGCTAGACCAGTCAGTAGCAGTGTAGCTCAGAGGCAGAGCAGCGGGCTCATAACCCGAAGGTCGTTGGTTCGAGTCCAACCACCGCTACCAGTTCAGCGCTCTCGAAGTTGAGATCGATCGTGTTGGCAGTCATGACGCCGACACTGTGGAGAGAGCAAGACGGGAAGGTCGCCGGTTCGAGTCCGGCCGGGGCCGATTGGCCGCGTAGCTCAGTTGGTAGAGCATCCTGCCTCATTCGTCCCCGGCGTCCGTAAACTCGGACGGGACAAGCGGATACAAGACGGCTTACGCCATCGCCCCGACCTACGGAACGCGTCCGTTGAAAAAGGCGATCGACTAAGTGCCAAGTCGCTAAACTGAGGGCCGTTCGAGCCGGCCGGGTCAGACAAGGAAGGGAGGTCGTTAACCTCCCGGTCTATGCTGGCTTCCATGGTGGCAAGGGGTGAAATGCCGGGATCGTAGTCCGGCAAACCTTGTCGGGGCGGTGGCGTAAGTCGTCTTTTGGTGGATTAGCTCAGTGGTAGAGCAGGGTCTTCACATGGCTCAGGTCAGTGGTTCAAACCCACTATCCACTACCAGATACGCTTCGTTAGCTCAGTTAGTAGAGCGCTGTTGTGACACGACAGAGGCCGGAGGGGCAG